GCTCCCACCACGAGCAGCCACCAACATCTGCAGCCTCCCCATTTCGGGAGTCACCTTGTGTGTGTCGATGCCGATATTTGAAGGCCTAAAACCGCCTGCGAGGAGTTCTCCACTAGTGGCAACTAAATCCCCCCTGCTGTTTGTTTGGGTGGGGATGTTCTTCCTGGGACCGCGAATGCCTCTCCGCTTGTCCGAGGACTGTCTGATCATCCTCACCGGCACGACTTTCAGACCCAGTCGTTGTGCGGCAGCCAACCTGTGATTCCCTTCGTCGAGAGCCAGGTCGCCGGTTTCGGGGTCGTATTGAACTACCAATGGATGTTTGATGCCGTTGGCGCGGATGTTCTCTGTTAACTCATCCAACTTCCCCATGATGATGGGGGCTTCCAATTCGAAATCACGCATTTCTCCGGCACGAACAGCGGCATCTTCATCCCAACCGTTGCTGGCCGAGGATCCGATGTTGCCCGGCATGTCATCGAAGAAATCGATGGGTACAAGTTCGGTGGTGTCAAAGTTGTAGAACTCGGTCAGGGCGGGATGGGGGTAGAGCGGGTCGCTTACGTCCTCAATCCCGTAGGCCTTGATGATTTTTTGGGCCTGTTCGGCGAGGAATGCCTCATATTCATCGCGCGCGAATTCCCCCATGCGTGCTTTGGACGGGGGGCGCTCGTCTGCTCCGACACCTTCCGGTACGACATCTGGAGTCGGAGCGTCGGGGACAGCCTCCTCCTCGTCCCAGTTACGTCCCTGCAAGAGTCGTCGAGGGACGAAATTCCTGCTGGAACTAAAACCACGGGACGGCCCGGGTTTGCGTGGTAGGGCTGGTCGTTCCCATGGTGTGCCCTCTTGAACAATGAAGTCAAGATCGGCGTCTCTGGAGTCTGGATCGAAGCCTCGAAGGGCCGCTCCGGCCCTACGAACTTTTCCCAACCCTCCACCACCGCCTCGGAGAAGACCACGACCAAGCCTCTGGCCTAAGGCCTTTGTAGCCGTCTCAACGGCTTTGATGAAATCGGGCGTCGCCCCCGATTTGATGATGATTCCTTCTTCGGTCACCTCGGCGATTGCACCGTGGTACTCAATAATGGGATCGAGCAGTGACTTGGTAGCAAAAGCATCTTCAAGTTTGCACGAAATAATCAGTTGATCGCCCTTCTCGCTGTTATCAGTGTCCAGTTTCTGGACAATGCGCATGATCCTGGGCATGACCGCGTCCGCTGGACTCTGCTCATAACGATTAGCAGGATTCACCTGCGGTTTCGCTTGGACTCCGGGCGGTTTGAAGGGGACGTACACCATCTGTGGAGCAACCCGCTCAGGCTGGCCCAACATGAATCCCCGTTCCGGGTGGTAGTGGAAGTGGATCCGGTACATGGCCGTCCCGTTGTCAGAACGTTGGACCTGGAAGATGGCTGTACAGTCGGCTGCGCTGATCAGTTTGATCGGCTGTGGCGAGCGGGATTGCAACTCCAGTTCCAACTTGCGATCGTGTTGATCGGACAAGTTCTCGGATCGTGGAGTCTCGACGGGCATCATTGCGAGCATCCCGTCTTTCCCGTAAAGGTCATCAAAGGCAAATTCGAGATCGTTGTCTTGCGTGTTCGTGCGCTCCAGAACAGCCGCTTCTGCACCCTTAACGGAGATAGTTCCTGTCAGTTGATTTGCACCGTGTAGCACGGGGGAACATTCGTACAGTTCCACTTCGTGCAGAATGTTTGCCTGTCGAACCGGGTCAAACGTGGCATTGATTGTCTTATAGCCGATTGACCATTCCTGTTCCTCTCCATAGAAGGCAATATTGGCGAAGGCTTCTCGACCTTTTTCGGACGCCAAGTTGAACTGGACCCGCGCATAGAGGCCTCCAACGCCCCCCGCTTTCATTTTCTCCGGGAGGCGTGGGTCGCTAGGTCCAACTTCCTGAATGTCTAGAACTTTTCCGATAGGGTCGTTCCAGTTATGACCCCAGACGACGCGTGGCTTTCGCCGCTGGAGACTTCCAGTGAAGGCTCCCGGCTGAATAATGTCGCCAACGGAGTCCTTGTTGCCAATGGCGGCCACGAAGCACTCAACGATGCCCTCGGCCTCGTCGACGCTAACTTGGCCGTTACTGGCTTTGATCTGGATATCTGTTTCCATCCCTACAGGCATAGATAACTCCCTGTTGCTCTATAGTCATGATAGAGCACGTCAATGATGGGCTAGTGTAAAATAATGTGAAAAATGTCTTAGTTTCTGTAAAGGGCTGTTAACCCGCTAGATTCCAAGCCCTACGCGTCTCATCGGTAGCAGTCTGTGGACGCACCTTTGCCAGCAGGTGGGTGAAATGACTCACAAGAGCAGACTTGAATGCCACCAACCGATGGTCATCTTCTTCTATGCGTAAAGAGTAGGCAATTTCTTTAGATATCGCTTCTCTGGTGTCAATATTGACTGTCTTGATTCTATCCATCTGGGAATTGACATGAGTGACAACATCTTCGGCCAGGGGTGGGGAATACTCTGCTGACTTTTCCGAACAAGACTCTGTCGCATCCTTAACAATCGCGTTCAGAACTGGACGAATATCCTCATCCATTTGTTTATCCCAAATGTCTAGAGGCATGAGTAAGTCAACTACGAGAGTCCCCTTAGAAAGTGCCTTTCTGGCTTTGGCTCCACCGGCCTTCTCTAAAATCACCCTCTGCTGGCGTTCGAACAGACGCTCAATGCTCCGGTCTAGAATCCCCGACCATCTGTCTAGATTCGAATCCGCAGAATCCACGGAAGTTGGAAGCAAGTCCTTGAACTCCATGGCGCCGGGCTCTTCGGACAACTGCTGTGGTGCCCCTGCCGCCTGAGCCGCCATAGCGCCCTGCATGGTGTTCGGATCAAGTGGACCCTCCGTGGGGGGCATCCCTTCCGCGGGAGCCCCTGGGGGCGCTCCTGGGGGCGCTCCTGGCATTCCACCCGGACCACCTGCACCCATCATCACGTTGGGTTCTGGTTCCGTTTCCTTGTGGGTATTTGCTATGGGAGTGAGGTTCGGGTTTTGCAGCAGAGAGTCTCCGAGTTCGGAGTGAACAATCTTGCGTCCAGTCGCCTCCCGGTACTCGTTGGCGCTAATCAAACCGGTCTGGAATTCCTGCAACACATAACGTGATCGCTCCTGCCGATACATCGTCAGGGTCGGAACTTCGTCTAGGTTAAAGTCGACATAATGTTTGTCGTCCAACTCGTCTAAAGCGCGAGCGATGTGCTGGAGGTGGGGTGCCATGGTTTCGCTCCAGAAGACCCGGATTTCCTCGGAGGCGTTAGCGAAGGTTCTCCCGGAAGCATTGCCGATCACCGACTCGGGCACGCCGAACGAGGCCAAGATTTCTTCCTTGGTGATTTGACGCATCTGAATGTAAGCGGCATCGCGGGGGCTTGCAGAGGTGTCGACATAATCGACACCATCGTCGGCAGCAATCACGGTCGTTGAGCCAACTCGACCCAAGTTGCCGCGGAACCTGTTTCTCAGTTCGTTCTTGTCATCATCGTCAATTTCCCCCTTGACCACCAGCAGCCCTCCGGGACGACCGTCGTTGAGAAGATAGTTTCGGTTGTACAACTTGGCGAGGTTTTCGATTTCGATAGCCACGCCGGCGGCTTCCATCGGAGTCATGGAGAGGTACGGGTCGAGTGGGTGTGGCTTGCGGATCCACACGACGCTTTCGGGCGGCATGATGATCTTCCTGCCATCCGGCATGGCGACCTCATACCCGGAGACAAACCGTTTGGGGTGAGGAATGGGGGCGGTGGTCTGAGGCGGGAGAAGGTTGAGACCGATTATGCGACCGTCACGCCCTCGGATCTTCTCAACGAATGCGCCGCGTGTTCCCATGAGGAGTTGGGCTGAAAGTCTGTATCGGAAGATGAAAGAGTTTTCTCCGATATTAGATTTAGTATTCAGTAGATCTAATATGGAATCCTTCTTGATCCTTTTACTAGTGACAATTTCACCATCTGGTGAATTGTCTTTTCGAAGAATAACCGGAAGGCGTGCTTGGTTTCCAGCGATGGCGTCAACGCAGCGGGCCACCCATGTGACCTTCTGCATGCCCTCGCTATGGGCTCGTTCTATATCCCACGCATCACGGTAGGGCTGACCGGCGAGGCTGATATTCTGGGCTACTGGTGCGCCCGGTCCAACGATAGCCCTACCCACTGCCATCTGGTGGGATTTTGTTTCTGGAGAGTTCCAAGCCATATTTACTCAAGACCTAATAGAAAACCGAGGATCCCACATGTTGCGCCAGCGACTATGAACCCCCACGAGGGTCGAATCATCCACGCACCGATGCTTGTGAATATAATAAAGGATACCATCAGAGCATTTGCCGCATTCGCCCGAATAAACAGGGTCCGCAACCAATTCCAGAATGACATGTGCGTTACCCTATCGCACTCACCGGCCTGCTCTAGAATGTAAGAAGACGGGAGTTACGCTTGTGGCCGATTGGGAAAGCATCTTAAAATTCTTACAGCCGAAGGAGTCTCCGTACTGCCCGGAAACACCTTCGCTAACGCAGAAGGTTTTTCTGCGCACCTATGCCCAGGAAGGGCTGTTTGGCGGTGCGGCTGGTGGGGGTAAATCTTCGGCCCTCCTGATGGCCGCATTGCAGTATGTGGACGTGCCGAACTATTCCGCCATCATCTTCCGTCGTACTTACGCCGACCTTGCCCTGCCCGGTGCCATCATGGACCGTTTTACGACATGGATTGCCAATGCGGACGAGGTGTCTTGGAATGGCTCCCTATACGTTGCCACGTTTCCATCAGGAGCACGAATCTCATTTGGGTACCTCAACAACAGCCAGGACTATCTGCGCTACAAGGGTGCAGAATTCCAGTTCATTGGAATGGACGAGGTCACCGAGATCAGGGAGCATGATTATCGCTACCTCTTCTCCAGATTGCGGCGACCCGCAACGGGTCCCGTGTCTCAGGTCCCCCTGAGAATGCGGTGTGCCTCCAACCCCGCGCCCAATTGGGTCAGACAACGTTTCATTGTGGAGGCCGAATCGACCGGCCGAATTTTTGTTCCGTCGTTGCTTACCGACAACCCGGGCATCGATGCCGAGTCCTATCGGCAATCCCTTCAAGCATTGGACCCAGTGGAACGTAAGCGTCTTGAAGAGGGCGACTGGTGGTCAACCACCCTGGGAACCATGTTCGACAGAGAGTCTGTTGTCCTCTTGGAGAATGACGAACTGCCGACACTAACCCCCAAAGCGAAAGCAGTTCGATTCTGGGACCTTGCCGCATCGGAGCCATCCCCCGCCTATCCGGACCCCGACTGGACGGCGGGGACCCTGATGCTTTTCGACAACGGCATTTCTTACGTCCTCGACGTGAAGAAGATCCGCGCCCGGGGGGAGAAGGTGGAGCAGTTCATCGCCCAGACGGCATACGAGGATGGGGTTGCCGTTCCTATCCGAATGGAGCAAGAGCCAGGGTCGGCGGGGAAAGCGCTCATTAATCAGTACGCCAGATTTGTTGTGCCGGGGTTTGACATCATGGGCATCCGGTCGACCGGCGACAAGGTGACCCGTGCGCGTCCGTTTGCGGCAGCCATCGCCAATGGCAACGTGCGGGTCGTGAGGGGGGCATGGTTGACCGACTGGCTCGACGAATTCTCGGCCTTCCCCGAAGCCGCCCCCCATGATGACCAAGTTGACTCTGCTACGGGAGCCTTCTCGTTCTTGACAGGATTAGGCTTGCCTCAGCGTAAGCGGGCGGCTATTCTGGCTTAAGTGCAACAAAGCCAGATGACTTCCGAAGATGTCCGGGCGCTGCGGATAGAAATCGCCGCCCTCGAAACCAAGTTGGCTGAGTATACGAAAGACGACCATTCGGTCGAAGAGTCAGCCGAACTGCTGCTCGAACTGAACTTGGCTAAACAGGACATGGGTTTTCTCTACAATGGTTTATCCACTTGGCTCGGCAGCCAAATGGACGGCAACCAGATTTTAAGCCTGCGAGATATGGCCACGATCGAACGCAAGATGTCCTCCAGTCGTTCGGGATGGCGGCACAAGGATCTCGCTCGAGACGTAATCGACCGCATCGAACAATCGTCCGTCGACATGGATACGGGTGAAGTCGTTATGACTCCCGCAGAGATGGCGTTGAGAATCTTGGACTATGTCCAACCGTCCTATTGGCGGGTGGGGGAACTAAACAAGATCGGATTGAACCCGGACAACTATTGTGCAGGGTCCGAAAGCAAGATAAGCATAATCGTGAGAAGAGGCGACGCTAAATGAGCAAGGATCTACTAAAGCAACTATCCGCACCGTTTCCCGCAGAACTGGAAGGCACCCTGAATAAAGGAGGGGTGGCTTTCAAGTTTGTTTCGGTCAATGAGGTCATTGCACGTCTCAATGACGTTCTTGGAGTTGAGAATTGGACCTTCGAGGTCATCTCCTGCGAGCGCAGCCTCGAAGGGGGCGACAACATCATCGCCCATGTTCGGCTGTCGGTGTACATGGACAAGCCGCTTCAAAGGGACGCATACGGCGGTGCGGAGGTTAAGACGAAGAGGGACGGGGGCTTGCTCGATTTGGGTAACGATCACAAAATTGCGGTTTCCGATGCCTTGAAGAAGGCTGCCTCCATGATCGGGGTGGGTTTGTATCTCTACCGTTCCGAGGAAGCCCTCGCCCACGAGGCTCACGCTTCCGAGGATCCGGAAGTGCAGCAGTTGTATGAGAACTTCACCAGCCTGATCGAGAAGTTTGACAAGGCTCAGAAGGAAGAGGTGGCCGTGTTCTGGAAGGAGTACGCAGGAGAGCGGCCCAAGCCGAAGCCCGACGCCATGGGCAACGTCGAAGACCTGACGGCCCTGGTTCAACAGTGTGTCGCGATCTCCTTTGGTGCTGAAGCCGCAAGTGGGTGAGCCGGCCGTGAAGTGGCCAAAGAACTCCCTGTACCAATGCCCGTCGTGCGTTCGTCACTACATGGACGGTGGATCCGCGGAACGGTACGACGCGTCCTGTAATGTCTGCGGCACCGCCATCGACTCGAAAGCAGACCGCGTCAAATGAGCACCATTCTGCAAAACCACCAGGACACGTTCACTCGCGAGGCGCTACTCCGTCACAGGGAAGAGGAGGCTGAGCGGTTGAGGAAGAAAAAGAAAAAGTCCAAGTCAAAATAAAGGTGAATAACTATGGATACTTTAGATACGGAAGCATAACTATGGATACTTTAGATACGGAAGCGATGATTCAGCGGTTTCAAGAACGGGCCAAAGCAGTACGCAAACGCAACATGCCTCCGGTTGCCGACGGACGTGCGGCATTTATTAAGCAGGCCGAACTTGATTTTCAAGACTTCGCCATAATCGGCGATGCCGAGGCCAGTTTGGATGATGGGATCTTGACGATCGATCTCCGGCCCGCCATCTGTGATGCCACCGTTCGTGGAGTTGGGATCAGCAACCGCGCCAAAGAGCGGGAGACGCGGGTCGCCATGGAAAATATCTCCAAGTCTGAAGCGTTGCCAACCAACGGTGACAAGATCACCCCCAAGATGCTCGACTCCAAAGCGGACCTTCAAGCCCTGATCGATGGAGCCGAGATGTTTAGGGTAGTTGAGACCATCGAACCAATCGACGTAAACGCATGTCCCGGTCTGGATCTGGCTAACTACGATGATCAGATTGAGAGAATCGTACCTACCCAGCGAGTCTCAACTGAAAGAATCACACCTGTTGGCTTTAGTCTGACTCATGGGTATTTGGTATGACGGCCGTAGCGCCCCCACACCTGTCGCCTTCGTCGATGGCGACCTTTCGTCAATGCCCCCTCAAGTGGAAATACAACAAGATCGACAAGATCCCTGACCCCTCCGGCAAAGAGGCGTTGATGGGGAACTTCGTCCATGACGTGTTGGAGGGTCTTTACGGCTACGCCCCCGAAGACCGCACTCAGGCTCAGGCCCAATCTTTGGCTCGGGAGGTATGGGACAGGGGCAATTGGGAACGGAGGGTTAAGCCTCTTGTTCCGGACGCAGAGGAATATCGGATGTTCCGCTGGAAGGCCTGGTGGTGTATTGAGAACCTGTGGAAAATCGAGAACCCAGAAGAAGTGGAACCCGACGGTTTGGAATACGAACTCAACGGGGAAGTGTCCGGAGTAAACCTTAAGGGATTTATTGATCGCTTCACTATGGACGAAGATGGTGGAGTTGTCATTTCCGACTATAAGACCGGCAAGGTTCCGCGAGCAGAATACGTCGATGAGCGATTTCGGCAACTGCGCATTTATGGAACGTTGGTCAATGCCCTGGGTATCGGACAGACCTCCAGTTTGGAACTGCTCTACCTCAAGGATGGGGTTAAGTTCGAAGTTCCCTTTGGTGAAGAAGACATTATTGATATAAATAAGTATGTACGAGATGTTAAAGACGATGTAGATAAGGCATGTGCCACAGGAGACTTCCCTGCACAGAAGTCTGTTTTGTGTGGCTGGTGTAGTTACAAAGGAATCTGTCCACTATGGACCAACTGACCGGAGTGAAAATGAGTACGATGCCTGACGAATTTTTTGCCCGGCTAGTCGCGGACGATGTAAAGAATCGCGTTACTGCACAGCAAAGAAAAGAGTTACTGCTCGAAGAGAATTGGGATCGCTGGAAAAGGGGAATTTTGTGCCTTCTGGACAATCTCGAAGATCAAATTGAGAATATCGAAATAGATGCTCAGGCCGATGCGGTCAGGTATGGGGGTATGGGGCGGCCCGGCAAGCGTTTGGCGGACGAGGCCGCACGGGCCTACGACATGCGTAAAACCAAAGTCGAACGGTTCCGGCTGCATGTCGAACGTCGCCTGAGCCAAGTGGAAAGCATGATCAAAACGGGTAAGCCCATCTCCGAGAATCCGTGGGAAACGGTTGACTTCTATCGCCGGGCAATCATCACGCATCGGAACATGCTCAATGATTACGACTTGGAAGACACCGCGATCGATCGAGCCCTTTGGGCGACTCTGGACAACTGTTGGGACTTTGACAAGGTAGATCCGCTGTCCCTTTGATGGGAGTAGGCTCCAAGCGTGCGTAGTCGTAGTAAAAAAAAGCAGCGCGAATATGTCGAGCGTCGCAAACTGGTTAAGCGAATGCTGGAAGAACGCCCCTATTGCGAAGCCTGCCCGGTATGGGCATTGCACGATGGCAAAAAGTCCTACGTCAGAAACGGGAGTGTTGACATCCACGAGTTGAAGCGTCGCTCTCAGGGTGGATCTATTACGGATGAGAGCAACTGCATGGCGGTTTGTCGCCCGTGCCATGACCGGATTGGTCAAGAACCACAACTCGCGGTTGACCTGGGTCTCGCTAAAAAAAGTTGGATGAAATGAACGTTCTCGGTCTTGACCCTTCCCTCACTTCAACGGGAATATGCACTGGAGATGATTCCTGTATCGCATACCACCCGTGTGCTGAAGAAACGGAACGATTAGCAAACAATCGTAATTATGTCTTGAGGATATGTTTAGAAGAAAGTATCAAGTGTGTGATTATGGAGGGTTATTCTTATGGTTCGCGCACCCGAGCGCATGCCCTTGGGGAACTCGGTGGGGTGCTGAAGGTGGCGTTTGACGAAGCATGGATTCCTTTTGTGATCGTGCCTCCCACTTCACGGGCCAAGTTTGCTACTGGCCGTGGGAACGCCGGCAAGGCTGAGGTAATTTCAGCGGTGTCGTTCAGGACTAAGAGATCCTGGTCGGGCAAGGGCGTCGAGGATCGTATTGATGCTTGGGTGCTTCGTGAAATGGGCCTCCAACGACTCGGTGAGAGCCAATACAAATGGCCCGCCGAGAACCTCAAGGCTCTTGACAATATCGATTGGGAGCCATTGCTGATGATGGCGGGAGTAGGGAACAGTGGACCGATCACGACCAATTAGTCAAGTCGACATTGAGCATGAACTAATGCGTCTAATCGAATCGTTGGAGAGCGAGACCGAAGCCTTCGAGCAATTGGCGGAGGACGCCGCCAAGAAAGAAGCGAGGTACAAGGCCAGTTGGGCCAAGGAGTACCTATCCGCCAAGGGGTCAATCAAGGAACGGGAGTCGTGGGCTGACTACAAGATGGCTGACGAACAGTTTGAGTACAAAATATCGGAAGCCCTACTAAAAGCGAAACGGGAGAAGTTGCTCTCCCTGCGGACATCGATTGACGCCATGCGGACGCTCAACGCAAACGTCAGATATCAAGTAGGTCCATGATGGAACACAACGTGAGCAAAGCGTTGAACGGCCTGCTGGTTCCTCTGGATTCTCTCGCTCCGCTGGAATACAACCCACGAATTGGCAACGTCCCAGCGATCATGGCCTCTTACGAGGAGTTTGGTCAAGTTAAACCGATTGTGGTGAGACCGAATGACGACGGCACGTCAACCGTCGTTGCCGGCAACCACCAGGTTGAGGCAGTTAAGCGTCTCGGATGGACGCACATCGCTGCTGTGCCGATCGATGCGGACGACAAGCGGGCGGTTGCGTTTGCCCTCGCAGACAACCGGACGATGGAATTGGGATATACGGATCCGGTTCAGGCGTCCGAGATGATTATTCACATCGTTGATGAGTACAACGATTTGATGGAGAGCCTCAACTGGGACGATTTCGAGATCGCTTACTATGAGGAGCAAGCCAAGAAGGCCAAGTCCGGCAGTGGTGACGAGGTCGGTTTCATCACCCCAATGCTCACGGAAGTGGTTGGGGCTGCAGCCGAGATGTTGGCGGGAATGGTTCAGGAGGGCGAGGACGGAGAACGACATATCGTTGCTGACGATTCAGTAGACCATGCCGATGTGGCGGTCCAGGGAAGCGCGGTACTGGTTCCGGGCGCCGCCCCTCGCGCTGTAGTCCAATACACGATCGTCTTTGACGATCCCGACCAGCAAAAGCGATGGTATGACTTTATTCGATGGCTCCGAAACAATCCAGGTTATGACGGAGCCACCACAGGACAAAAGATTCTTTCGTTTATTGATTCCCATTCCGAACTGTGAGTCGCCAGAGAATGTTTCTCGACATCTCGTGTGTCGAGGCGGCCCGACAAAGAATCCGGCACGTTTACGACACGTTTGACACCGTTTGTGTTCAGTTCTCCGGTGGTAAAGACAGCACGGCGGCCTTATATCTAGCCAAGGAAATCCACGAGGAACGTGGTCTGGGTCCGGTAAAAGTCATTTTTCGTGACGAGGAGATGGTCAGCCCACTCGTCGAGGAATATGTCAACATGGTTCGCCAATTCGATTGGGTGGACATGGAGTGGTACTGCCTGCCTGTTGGCGCGGAGATATGGGTGCTGGGCAGACGGCAGTCTTTGATCCTTTGGGACGAGGAACGAGCAAAAGAAGGAAAACTTGTACGCCCCATACCCGACTGGGCCATCACCGCATTTCATTTCGGGTTGAATCACTCCGAACCCTTAACCAAATCTATGGACGAATACACGATGCAGGGCAAGGTCGGTCAGGTTGCATTCATTACTGGAGTCAGGGCTTCTGAGTCCATGATCCGCTACAGGTCGGTTGTCCAGAAGTTGAACGAGAATTACATCAATAACCCCTACAAGTTGAGCAAGAGAGTTCCCCTCAAGTTGGCCAAAATCATCTACGACTGGAATGTCGACGATGTTTTCAGGTTTATTTCAGAAGAACACAACGCACCCTACTGCGAGTACTACGACCGGGCGGTGGTGACTGGCTCCAATACGAGGGTCGGAGTTCCACTACACGCAGTCGCTGTTCGACGGATTGGCGATTTGGTAGCAACGGAGCCAGAGTTCTTTGATCGTCTTTGCGAGTGTTTTCCACAGATAGACGCTCAGCGGCGGTGGTGGAAAGATGTCGACGTTGACAAGTTCATAGCCATCTATTCGGAGAGTGGCTGGGATGGTGTTTCTGAGTTCATCGACACTTACATGATCGGACCCGGCAACACCGAGCGGGCTAAGGCGCTGACTGCAGAGTTTCGTCGCAAGCATGCTCGTGATCCATACTCGTATCCATTCGAAAATCTGTTGCGTCACTTGCTGCTGAAGGAAATCGGCAGCGCCAGGTCAGTAACGCCAGTCGGGCCGAAGACGCGAGCGCACACGCTCCGAATGAAGGAGATGACAGATGGAGATTGAATCGGTCGAGGGTGAATCCCTCAACATTCCCGACTGGGGTGCCACCTACATTCTGAGGCCCGACCTGCTGGTCTTGGCGCGGTCCATTGCCGAACACGGAATTCTTGCGCCACTGGTGGTGCAGCGGGAGGGAGCCAACGTCATCGACGGCGGACAGCGCCTGCGCCTCGTGCTGGGCAACGCTGCCCTCAATGAAGCGTGCGAGGGAAAGGTTCCGGTGACGTGGATCGACTGCGACAACGCGGAAGCGATGATCCTGCACATTCAAATCAACCGAGGACGTGGAGCGATGGTTGCCCACAAGTTGTCTAAGTTGGTCAAGACACTCAAACGTGTCATGCGTATGACCGACGCTGAATACAACGATTTGTTCAGTATGAAATTCGACGAACTCGAATTGATGTTGGATGGTTCGATCATCAAGCACCGGAAGGTTGCGAACCATAGGTACTCTCGAGCGTGGGTTCCGGTAGAGGCTCCGCCGGGGACGACTGACAGTGATCTGGCGATTCGTCGTAAGGTCGTCATAGAGAAGCCACCCAATCCCGACAGGTAGTGAATGGTAGACTCTTACTTAGATTCGAATCCTGTAGGAGTCTTTATGAAGTCCGGCATATTCTTTGGTTTCAGGCTGATGTCTTTGCTCATGCCGTTGCAGAGTTATTGGATCCAGGTCAGTTGGGCCAACAGGTTTAAACTGCGGTCAGGCAAGGCTCGTCGCATCGCAAGCGCTGCCCTCAGGCGGCGGACTTCGGGACGCAGAACTGAGAGCGTGAGAGATATCACGCGTCAGGTTTGGCAGAACAGGCGAACTGGCCGAACCCGGGCAAACCGGCCGTAGTGACTCGCCTGTAAGGGCGGTAAAAACGCATGGCATTAGTAACCAAAGGCGACATCGTCAAATACATGGACATCACCTTGACTCCTTTGCAGGAGGACTCGGCTGATGTGATTTTGGCAGGCTTGCAATCCGAGTTGGAGACTTATCTGGGTCGTCCACTTGAGGTCAATACATACACCGACGAGGTGCATGTGATGGGATCCGATCATGTCGGGGTTCCCATGAATTCCTTTTTTTACAATCACGACTCCTCGGACTCATCGTCAGGTGCTTGGCCTACCATCTCGACTTTTACCGATCCTCCGGAAACGGTATATCTCAGGAACAGTCCGATTGTTACCGTAACGAGCGTAACGCGTAGGGGTGCATCGGCTTCCGCCACCACGGACACTCTGGTTGAATACACGAATTACATTGTGCGTCGATACGGGATCGATGTCTATGGGAGTCTTGCTAGCGACAAGATCACGGTCACTTACACGGCGGGTCTGGCTGGCGCGAATATCCCAATGTTCAAGTTGATGATTTTGCGTGCGGCGGCTCGGGAGATGCAGAACATGCACGATGACGTTGTCGGCATCAAGGACCTTGATCCTAGAGAAACCACTTTGGCGGAAATCGGTTTCATGGAAAAGGAACTGCTTGCCATCAAGAGGTATCGGCGCGTAAGGGTTTCGTAATGCGGATCGATATTGATGTCGAATATGATGACGACGAGGCACAGAACAAAATCGACGCGATACAGCGCCGGGGTAGGAACTTCAAACCTCCCTTAGAGGAAATTCGCGACGAGTTGCAGAAAGCCTGGACTGGCAACTATCTCGCCCACGGTCTTGCGGTAGGGGGTTGGAAGCCGTTGGATGCGGAATACGCGTCTTGGAAGGCTGTCCATTACCCGGGAGCACCGCCGCTCATTCAGACCGGGGAACTGTTCAAAGCCATCTCCACTCTGCGTGGGGTGGAGGTTGACATCGACCGCCATAAAGCCGAATTCAGTCTAAGCAACATTCGAGTAGCAAAGTTTCATCAGTACGGAACAGAACATATGGCCAAACGTGAAATCATCTTCGAGCCGGCAGGTGCGAACAAGCGCTGGGGCAGGATGATGCGGGAATATCTCAAAGACGGCGGAGACGGAGATTTGTTCTAATGGCACTCCCCACACACCGATTGATGCATGGTGCACATTTTGCGAAGAAGTATGTCACCGACT